GCCGAGGTCATACTGCACGACCTCTGGCAGCACCGCTCTGGCCTGACCTGCATCCACCCGAAGCCGTCAGCGCCCTATGCCTGCACGCTCTGCCCGCAGTGCCAGGCTGACTACGACCTAGATCCCCAGTCGTGGGTGGAGTTCGGGCAGCACCCGGAGGGGATCGCACGGTGGGCAGCGGAGCGGGAGTTGATCCGTCAGGGGATCGCACGGTGGGTAGCGGAGCGGGAGTTGATCCGTCAGACGATGGCAGAGCAGCCACCGTTCCAGGTGCACGATTCGCGCTTGCCGTTGTGAGGAACAACAAGGAGGTGTGCGATCCAAGTTGAAACCATCATCCACGAAGACGACGGGGACGAAGACAGCCCGCCCGCCCAGGCCGTCATCGTCGACTACTCCTGGGAACCCGCCGACTGCGACGTTGGCGAGCCGTGGGGCGGCATGGTGATCGAGCGCGTGACGGATCGCAAGACGGGACAGGACGTCGAGATGACTCAGGACGAAGTCGACCGGCTCGCCGGCCGGCTGGCTACCGAATTGGGGGAGTGATGAAAGATCCATTAGGACCGATCGAGCAAGCCCAATTCGACGCCGTCAAGGAAGCGATCGAGAAGTACCCGCGGCATCGACGCACGCCCAGCGTCCGCCGCAAAGTCGTCCGCGTCGAGGCCGTCGCGCAAACGTACAGCCTGACGATGGAGCTGGAATGCGGCCACGAACTGCGGCGGACGATCACCGCCAAGAGATACGCCGCTGGGTTTCGCGGGCCGGACAGGCCCGAGTGTTACGAATGCACAAACGCCGCGCTGCGGCAGGAAGAAGGCAAGTAATGGAAAACAGTGTCCAGTCGCAACGCCGCGATGCCATCGTCCGCCGTATCCGCGAATCGCTGGAGTACGCCGCTGACTGCGGCATCGACGTGATCGTCAACGACGGTGTCATGACCGTGCGGCTCAAGCCCGCGAACATCACGGTCGAGGGTGACGCGGTGCAGATCGACCTGACAGTTGACACGACGCCAGCGCCATCCATCGCTGTTTGAAGCAATCAGAAACCTGTAAACCCCTGCAAGATGGTCCATAGCCGTAGCAAAAAACCTGCTAAAATATCCAGACATGAACACTAAACGTAAGCTGTTTGTGGCAGAATACTTGAAGGACCACAACGCCACTGCTGCGTACAAAAGAGCTGGGTATAAGTCGAAAAACGACAACGTTGCAGCGGTTTCCGCCCTCCAACTCCTAAGAAACCCTCAGATATCTGCCGCAGTTTCGGAAGCGACGGCCAAACAGATTGAGAGGGTTGAAGTTACGGCTGACTGGATTTTGCTACGGCTCAAACAGAACGCGGAAAGGGCACTGGCGGCGGATTTGAAGTTTGGAGGCGTCGCTAATCGGGCCCTCGAATTGCTCGGCAAGCACATAGGGCTCTTTCCCGACAAAGTTGAATTGACCGGCAAGGACGGAGCCCCCGTCCAGAACGAGTTGACCGTCCGAGAGGAAATGGCTCCCTATGCCGACGTGTTCCGAGACGTGGAATCCCACCGAAATGGATTTGCACCGGCGGAAGGTCTTCCACCAAACGGTCCTCCGTAACCCGTGGATCCCGAAGAAGCCTTTCCCGAAGCAAGCCCGCTTCCTGCTGTCTGATGAGTTTGAAGTTCTAATGGCCGGTGGGGGCGGCTCGGGAAAGTCTGAGGCCCTCCTGGCTGCGGCCCTCCAGTACGTCCACGTGCCTGGCTACGCCGCTCTGATGATTCGCCGCACGTCGGCCGAGGCGGCCCTGCCGGGTGCGCTCATGGACCGTTCCAAACACTGGCTGTGGGGCACCGGGGCGAAGTGGAACGGCAAGGAAAGCTGCTGGCGGTTTCCGAGCGGGGCCGTCGTGCAGTTCGGTTTCCTTGAACACGAAAACGACCTCCAGCGCTACAAGTCCGCAGAATTCCAGTACCTCTGCTTCGACGAACTGACCGCATGGCCCCATGAGCGGACCTACACCTTCCTTTTCTCGCGCGTGCGATCGACGCTCGACCTGGGCGTTCCTCTCCGCATCCGGGCGGGAAGCAATCCAGGCGGACCGGGCCACGAGTGGGTTCGGAAGAGATTCATCCCCGATGAGGCTTTGCGGCAGGATCTAGACGGTTTCTACAGCCGCTGCTGGAAGACCCATCCCAAGCGGCTATTCGTGCCGGCCAGGATGCAGGACAATCCGGCTCTGGACGTGCCGGCCTACGTCGAATCGTTGAGCAACCTGGACCCTGTCGAACGCGATCAGATCTTGTATGGCGACTGGAAGGCCCACGCCGGCGGCCGCTTCCTGGAGAAGTGGTGGCGGCGGTACCGGTACGACTTCGACGTGATGCTAATTAACGACGCCCGGAAGCACGGGACCGGCGCCGTGGAGGGGGAAGATTACCTGCTCTGGCGTGAGCTGCCGACGATCATCACAGTCGATCCAGCCAACCGGCCGACGAAGGACAGCAAATACACTGCGATGGGCGTTTTCGCCGACATGGGCGGCCAGCGCGTGGCCGTGCTCGACATGGTACGCGAGCGGTTCGCGCTCCAGCGGATCGTGCCCGAGCTGGACGCGCTGTGCGCCCGCTGGCGGCCGTCCTGGGTGGGGATCGAAGCGAACGGGTTTCAACTCGCGCTGGTGAATGAGGCCCGCGACAGCTCGCGGTACCCGAACATCCCCACCGTCCACGAGCTCGATCCGATCAAGTCCAAGCTGCACCGGGCGACGCCGGCGATCCTGCGGGCTGAGCACGGGTTGATCTATTTGCCCGAGCAGGCGCCGTGGCTGGAAGACTTCCAGACCGAGCTGCAGCAATTTACTGGAGAGGACGAGCTCGATACCTATGTCGACCAAGTCGACGTACTCGCTTGGGCGGTTCATGGGCTTGATCGGTTTGACACGACCGTGGGCGGCAGGCCGACTGTGGTGGGCTCGTATGACCAATACAAGCCTGGGAGATTACCAATTGACGGGAGACGAGCATGATCCGAGTTTGCAGAGAGTGCTACGAAAACCTGATTCCAGGACGGGAGATAAGCAAACTCCCGCACGGCACGGCCGTCGTCGTGCGATGCACCCATTGCAGGGCCGAGAACAAGTTCAACGTCTGCAACCCGCGCGACCGGAAGCGATCCATCGTCGGCCGGTGTATCGCCTGGTTGCTGGGGCAACGATGAGTTGGCTTTCGGCCGTTTTTGGCGCCTTGGTTGTGTTCGCGATTTGCGAAATCCATAGAGGCTGCTCTTGACAATCTCCGCCGATATCGGCATTATTGTTTCTCGGATGGTGAGACGGACGGGGATAGGTACACAGTCGGCGGGGGTAATATCGGGAGAGTCTCGCTCCCAATAAGAGGCGAGGTAGTACGACCTGATGGAGCAGCACGGACTGCGGAACCGGCCTAAACTTGTCGCTTGACCTGGCCGGCCAGTCGCTGCTCACGACAGTCGATGCTCTCGACCAAGGCCCCGGAAACACGGCGGGCATATTCTGTGGGCACCCGCTAACCATCCAGCCCCCGCCGACTGCTTTTTGGATGGTCAGACGGATGGTGAGACGTCTCACCCTCCATCCAGTGAGGAGCTGATGGAGTGCCGCATGTGCCGCATGTGCTCAAAGCCAGTTCGGCTGAGCAACGTTCGTTTGATGCAACTGTTCGATAGCGGCGAGCGTCCTGTGTGTGGCGTTTGCCGCCGGTATTTGACCACTCTGGAGAAGATCAGACATGGCGAGCGACAAGAACGATACGCAGAACAGCGGCGAAGTGTTAGCGAAACTCAAGACCCTGGCAGGGCAGGCCGGCAAGAATCTGCACACGCGGCTGAAACTCTGCACCGCCTTGCTGGCGGATCACCAGTACGTCCTGGCGACCTGGGGCGATAACAGCAAGGCGCTGGAAGTGATCGAGGCCGACTGCTTCGGTGACCTGTGCGGGGCTCGGTCGCTCTCGGAACTGCTGGCCATGTACCGGCTGTTCCCCACGGAAGCGAAGTGGGCCGAGTGCAAGTGGAACCTGACGCGGTTGCTGGCCGAGTGGGACGAAACGC